CTCTACTGTCTCATCCCAGGATTCACGACGACCTTCACCGCCTAGATATCGAGAGTAACGAGATTTGTGAATAAACTGTTCATAGTTGTTCATTTTTTATTCCTTAGTTATTTTTTAGTGATTCATATTGTGCTACAAGTGTAGCCTTGCTGTGACGACGGTCTAGCTCAACATCAAACTCTTCACGAGCAAGCGTTTCAATTTCACGCTTAGTCATGTCATCAAAGTCTACTTTAACTTCTTCTTCTACGATTTCTTCACACCCACCGTTGTGGTAAATGTCCCAATACTCCCAGCAGAATGTCTTTTCATCGTCAGACAACTTACTGTCATTTAAATAGATTTCTAGATGGTCTTTATTCTTAATAGCAAGTAGGATGAAATTATGAAAGTGTTCATAAGCTTTATTTAGTTCTGGTTTAATTTGCATTAGTTTGTTCCTTTGTTTTCTTTAGTTCAGCTTTGTAAGCAACCCAAGCAGCATCACGAGCATCAGCAGTAGCCGCCCCAATAGCAAAGCAAGCAGCATCCAACTCAGCTTCAGCAGCAGCCTTCAGCTTTTCAAGTTTAGTCATTAGAGTTCTCCTTAATGTAATTTACGTTTAGGTAAAACGTCTAGTGCTTCGTGGGCGTACCAGTATAGCACTTGATTTTCTTCAGGGTCTTCATTATAATCTTCTACTGTGCCTTCAACAAAAGCAGCGACGTTAGGTGAGAGTTGTGATAAATTACACTTACCGTCCACTGCCATGTTGAGGATAATACTTATTAGGATTGCTTCTTGTTCTGTCATCGTGTAGACTCCCTAGCGTAAAGTAAAGTATACAACACTCTTGTGTTAACATTATCTTAATCATTTAAACCCTCATAAACTGGCCTGAACCTTGGCTTTGGGCTTCTTCATCGTAGTCCTGTCCCTTAGTTAAACGTCCTGTTTTAAAGTCATACAGGAGCGCCCCAGAGGGTCCAGTAAGACCAGTATAACGACATTTGAGGACTTTTGTTTTAATAGTGTTTCTTTCAAGGTCATCGCCGCTGCCTACATTTCGAGCAAAGGCAATGATGTCCATGCTTATTTGTTTAATTGAACCAGAGCCACGGATATCATCCATAGATGGTAGTTTACCTTCTTCAAAGGACTTGCCCTTGTTGTCTGTCTTTCTTAAGTGACTAATCAGACCAATCCATACATTATGCTTCTTTACTAATCGAAGCAAGTCATTCATAATTTTATCGATTGCTTCATTTCCTGTAAGACCTTCTGCACCTTCAGATGCCAGAATTGTAATGTGGTCAACAAAGAGGTACTTAGCCCCACTAAGACACATATACTCAAGAAAGTCCATAATAGACCCGTCAGAGATAGAGCCTTGATGGTCGAGAACAAGGACTCTGTCTTCTCCGAATACTTTGTCATAACCTTCTTTAAGTTCATCTAGGGGTATTTCCTCCGCAGCGGGGTTTCGGTTTAAGGCCATGCCAGACATCTTACGAGCAGTCTCAGCGGGAGATTCCTCAAGGGATACGATGCCGATTTTATCTTCTGTGGCATCAAGCAAGTGAACGGCAATCTCGCGTAGTAGCGTAGACTTACCTGAACCTGTACCTGACGTCCATAGAGTGATTTCACCGAAGCGCATACCCTTAAGCTTGTCATTTAACCCTTGCATAGATTCGGGGTAAGGAACAGACTCAAGTTCGTTATAAGTTTCTAGTTGTGTCCACAAGTCTTCTTTAGTAAGAATACCTGCAGGGGTGTAGTCAGTAGCATCATAGACAGTCTTAAGAACCTTATCAGGGTCTTTGACCCAGAGGTCAGATGCATCTTTCTCTGAGGACTTGGCAATCTTAACTTTATCATAACCGATGATACGAGCAGCTTCTTTAGTAGCTTCACGACCAGCGTCATCATTATCAAGCCATAGGATTACTTCATCAAAGTTTCTAATCCAGTCCCGCTCCTCAATCAAGTCTTTGATAGAGGAAGCAGAACGAAGTGATACAACAGGGTAGAAGGCTTTGTAGCGTTTATACCATGCGGATTGTACCGCCATAGCATCTAACTCACCTTCAGTAATCACCAAGCGTTTACCGCCGTTGAATAGCTGTTGACCAAATAAACCACCCCGAACCTTACCTGCAGAGGTAAAGTCCTTGGGAAGCTTTCTTATTTTATAACCAGCTAACTCATCCTCTTTAAAGTAAGGATAGTAGTGGCTGTCGATGTTCCCATCCATATCATAGGATACTCGAACACCGTAGTGTTGTGAGACCTGCTTAAAGATATTACGTTCTTTAAAGCCACGGCTAGGGAAGTCTTCTTGTATTTCACGTAGACTAGGCCCGTACGATACTGGCTCGAAGTCTGTATTAGTGCTTACCACGGTGATTCCCTCCTTTGGTGCTGGTCTAGATTTACGACAACTGAAGCAGAAGGTTGAGCCGTCTTCGTACAACTGTTTCGGGTCCGAACCACCACAGTCGTCACACGGCAAGTTTTTCTGTATGATTCGACCCATAGATTATTCCCCTCCAGATTCCCGTGCATAAACAATAGTAGCAGCGAACTCTGAGACTTCTTGTAAGATGAAGTATAGGATAAGTCCTGCAATAGCATTGAAGTCAAGAATCTCTAGGATTCCAAACAAGGAAAGAACTAGTATAGCTAGACTCATAATATAGGTGCCTGTAGCAATCATTCTAAGCATTATATTTCCTCTTTACTGATGAATTTAGCTTTCCAGCCATAGATTGTTTTCTTTTCACCCCTTGCGACACGGGCAACTGAGTCGTGGGCGCAGCCAATGAACTTGGCAGCGTCCTTTGAGTTGTTGAAGATGATTTCGCTATCACCTTTGTTAATCTGTATACGTTTAGCATTCCAACCCGCGTAGTCGTCTATGCCCCCTGGTACTAAGTTTTCTCTTAGCTTCGGGTTATTGGCAGGTTTACCGCGCTTAGCCTCGGCCATTAATGATTTGGTTCGCTCACTAAAGTCTCTAGTTTCTTTAGGAATCCAGCGAACCGCACCTACTTGGCCGTTGTAGAATTGACGTTCACCATCTGGTAGTTTAGCAGTCATGACATCACATTTAATCTGGAAGGCAATTTCAGCGTAATTAAGGCCACCTCGTGTGTTATAAAACTCCAAGATAACAAACTTAAATTTATCTTTGCCTAGACTTTTGATGTCATCGGTGAGGTGCTTTGAACTACCCATGTAGCTCTTCCAGTTAGTTGTTTTGCCGTAAGTCTTGCTAGACTTCTTCCCTAAGTGTACAGTCTGTTTTCGTCCAATATACAGTTTGCCTGTCTCTGTGTTCTCAACACAATAAACAAAACCATGAGCCTTCAGGGGGTCTTGGTCTAGTAAGTAGGGCATAATCTCCCAATGCCCATACTCTTTGTTTGTGACGGAATTATCCATCATTTCAATCAGTAATTGCAGATTCATAGTCTTCCCTCCGAATCTTAAAATGGTCGTTAATATGACGCCAGATGTGAATTAGACGGCCATTGGCAATCATATATGAGTAACCTTCATCACCATAAACATCGTGGTAAGCACGGCATACTGCATCGCGCATTTCTTTATGAGTATACGCACCTTCGAGAAGCTTCTTGGCCTTCACTGGACCTACCTTTGGCAAGCCGGGGATTGCATCTACGGAATCGCCTTGGAGTACTTGTTGCCAGTAGAAGCGTTCGCCATACTCTTCACATATTTGATAAATCTTCTTTGTTCTAGGATTGTAGTGAGTTCCTGGAATACAATGTAAGTCTTTATCTACTGATACAACAGCACGATTAATACCCGCTGCATCACATTCTAAAGCCCATACTCGTACTAGGTCATCAGCTTCACAGTTATCAGACTCTACAGAGCCTTCTAGTTCACTAGCCCAAGACTTCAAGTCATTAAACCACTCAGGTCTATTGTCTTTGGCTTTCTTTCGGTTTCCTTTATAACCATCGTATAAGTCTAGTCTAAAATTATAAGGACCACCAATGGCCATAACGTAGTCTGTAGTAAACAAGCTGTTAAGAACATCATCTACGAGCTCTTGGAACTTCTTCTTTCCTTCTTCTAGTGTTTCACTTTTCCATATAGCCATGTATACTAATACATCACCATCAATGATAGCCATAGTCATAGTTATTCTCCTTTAATCAGGGAAGACCTTGGTCATTATTCCGCCCCATTTTTAGTCCTTATTTTTAACGCTTTCCGTTAACTTTTCGGTCCTCTAATTTAGCCACACCGTGCTTCATAACCTCCTCCAGAGTGTATCCTCTAGTACGCGCTATCATCGTTAGATACCACAGGGTATCCGATAGCTCATCAATTATCTGTACGGTGCGCTTTTCGCCCTTACGCACCTCTGTGGTACGCTCAGACATTACCTCACCTACCTCTGAAGCGAAGCCTGTGAACAAGGTTTCTTGTGTAGTTCCTCGTTCATAGAATTGAGCAATTTGGTGAGTGTAGACTTTAGTCTGCATAGTAAGCCCCTTCAGGTGAGTTCATCGCCGCAACGATATCTTTAAGTTGTTGGTTAGACATTTCAATTAAGTCGTAGACTTCCATGTCGTCGCTCCATTGGCGAAAGAACACAGACTCAGCATCGATGATAACCTCTACATCGTTACATTTACCCTCTTGGTCAAGGGTGGTGATAATAGTATCTTCCGGCATGTGTTCTACAGTAAACATTAAAAGGGTACCTCTCCGTTTTCATCTCTTGGGTCATTGAAATACCCCTTTGCCATAGTAGGGTCTTTTGGTTTAGGTTCTTCTTTTTCTACCTTTTCCACTATACCCATCTCTCTTAAGAATAGTTCTAGTTCACTTACCATTTACGAACCTTCCAGTAAGCCCAGCAGCGCATACAGTGGCCTTCACCACAGAAAGCATCTACAAATAGGCTTAGATTACG